CTGTACCACCATAACCACAATTATTTAAGTTATTTGTACCTGATTGAATAGATCCAGACGCTTTTGTATAGGTAAATTGCATATTATCTATTAAAGCACTTGGTTTTTGAATAAATGTAAAAATATTATTCTGTCTTTCTCTAAACAAAGTCGTCCAATTTTTAAATAATAAACGTCTTTCACGATCTAAACACCAAAAATAGCTAGATGTTTCATCTCTCCAAGCATATTCTGCCATATATTGCATAAATTGATATACATTATTTTCACCTGCTACCCATAATTGCCTATCATCAGTAGGATCAATATTAGAAACTAATCCATATTTAGTAGCGATACTTTTAAATATATCTGAAGTTAATGCATAATTATTAAATTGATTTCCTTCTTGATAACCTTCATAAAAATCAGCAATTCCATCAATTAAAAGATGTGCAAATTTTTGTTCAATAGAAATACGTTTTATACCAAAGATTCTGAAATTATATTCATGCTTTATTGGCTTTTTCATCTCTAAAAATTCGACTGAAAACTTTACAGATGCACCATCTACAACTGATCTTTCATCAAGCCAAGTTAAAGGAACAATTACATCAATTTGACAAGTAGGAATAGGATTTGCAACAGCTTCGAATATATCAGCACTTACTAAAACACAACCAGGTACCTTAAATATACTAAGGCCATCAATAAATAAATCGAAGTTGTATCTTTCTGCTATATCCATTAGTTCAACTCAATAATATTACCAATACGCTGTGTACTTTTATTTTCAACAATAGTATTAGATGTTTCAATTAAGCTATTAACATCATTAGTATTTAATATAGAATAAACCCAATGCTTTTTAACATCTGTAAACGGATTTTCTAAGCGATTAATTAATAATAACCACCACCAATAAGCTGTACTTTCCATTATAGAATTTTGAGCTACTAATTCTGGATAATCTTCTTCAAATTCTCTTACTAAATACCAGCATTAATATCTGTAACACTATTTCCTCTTGGATCCACAATCATATCTGGAAAAAATGAATCCATATTTACACTACAAGCTGTATTTTTCTTTACTGCCATCTTTTATTCCTTCAGATTATTTTTGTTTACCATCATTACCCATAATAGAATTATATTTATCTCTTACCCAATTACCTACTACTGATAAATCAGCATTCATAGCACCAGCACTCTTCTGTGGTTGTAACCATAACATTTTACTATATAAATTGGATGTCATAGCTTCAATTGTAGATATTGTAATAGTAACATTAGCTAATAAAGGTGTTAAATAAGACATTCCAGTTTGACCTGGTGCTATAGCTTCTGAATATGTATGCTTAATTAAAGTTTTTGTATCAGGATATTCAACAGCTACTTTTTTGATAATACATCTATCAATTAATAATATACCACCAATTTGTACCATTATTCTAGCAAAATTTGTATTTAATTTAATTGTTGTTTTATCTGTAATTTTAATATTTGCTTGTAATGGGGATGGAGGAGGTGAATAAAAGCCTGCTGCATTCGTTCCATTTGGTAAGCATAAGCAGCCTAAGAATTCTAAAGCTTCAACTAGATTTGTACTAATATCATCAACACTTTTTGTTCCATAATTATCATCGATTACTGGTATCTTTAAAGTAAATTCTAGTGGTTCTGATCCACCCCAAATTAATAAGTGAGCAGCTCTATGAATACCAGAAGCATTATTAACATCAAAACCCATTTGCCTAAATGCACTACCACCAAACTGCATTAAAGCGTTAAAACTTGCTCCCCCAAAGTCAGATAAAGGTGCACTCCATTTTGATCCAACACCGTATTGGAAAGATTGTGGTAAATTTGCTGAAATAAGATAAGTACTAGATTTTTGTTTTTCGCCATGATGTAGCATTCCACTATAATCTTCTATAAATATACGTGTTTGATGAAATTGGCGTAAATGCCTTTCGTCACCGGAATTAGCACCTTTTAATGTAGTAAGTGGCATACCAATATTAGAGAAATCAAGAGCTTTATGCACACTAGCTTTTTTTGCTAAATGCTCATAAGCAGGAGTTGTTCCTGTTGTAACTATACTACTTGCATTTTTTGCTTCGGCTACCATTATTTATTTTCCTTACATTGCCATTGTTCTAGCTGCATCACCTGTAGCATATACAGCAGCATCATTACGTTGTGTAATATTATTTTGTACTATATTAGAACCATTATTCTGAATTGAATTATTCATCATACTTTGAACTTGTTGCAGTTGTTGATCAGATACGCCTTGACGTTTCAGAATTAAAATACCTTCTTCTGATAATTGACCACTATTAGTTAACAAATCTTTATTAATTTCAACCGCATACATATCATCATTTTCTGACCAAGTTTGCATAGCACCTGTAAATTCAGTCATTTTTTCATATTCATCTGCTATTTTTGCATGTACTGAACTCATAGGCTTATCTGAATCTACTTTTGCACGTTCTTCTGCTGCAATTTTCTTGTATCTTTGATCATTAGCAGCTTTTACAGCAGCTTGCTTTGCAACATCACCATATACAACACTATTTTCTTTACTCATAACAGTTAAATTTTGCTTATCTGCTTGCTTTTCTGCTTCACTCATTAATGGTACAGGCTTTCCAGTAAATAATTCTTTTGTTTTTGCTTCTGCTATTCTTTGTGATTGTGGTTTTAACTTTTCTAATTCTTGTTCAACTGTTGTACCATTCTTTTTAGCTAACATTTCTGCAGCCTCTTGTTGAGGTGTTTTTCCTTTATGCTTATACCAGCTCATAAAATCGCCTACTTTATCACCAATCCAAGCTCCACCAACGGCTGCCATTTTACTTGGATTTAAATAGTCTGTCCATTTCCAATTCTTTTTATAATCTTCAACAGTATTCGCAACACCTTTTTTAGCAGCATCTTTAAGTACGGATCCTGTTTCCATTAAAGACATTACTGGTCCTAATACTTTTCCAAATATTTTACCAGTTTTTGCTGCAAATCCACCAACTTTACTTGCAACTTTACCAACTGCTTTTCCAATGCCTGTTTGACCAAGTTTACTGATACCTGCTGCAACTTTACTACCTATATTCTTTAATGGGCTAATAACTTTACTCACGGTACTTTTAGCACTATTAAATAAAGATGAAATACCTTGACTAATCTTTGGAGCAATTTTAGAGAATGCTGATTTTATACCAGAAGCAGCTTTCGACCCAAAACTTTTTAGACCATTCCAAAGTGATTTACCATTTTCAAGTATTTTTTGTCCTAACTTTACACTTAAACTAGTAAATCCATCCCACATTTGTTTTAATTTATTACCAACCCAAGCTGCACCCATAACAGCTAAAATTGCTGGTAAATTACTCATTAAAAATCCACCTAATTTTCCAACTATACTACCTAACATAGAAAGAAAATTGCCATCTTCTTTTTCTTCTTTCTTCTGCTCTGTTTTACTCATACCTTTTAAACTAGCATCAATCTTATCTAAGCGATCTTCTATTCCTTTTGCAGGATTTTCGGCAGTTGCACCTTTTGTAGCACCAGTTCCTTTTTTCTTATTATCATCTTTACTACTTAAAAATGATTTAGCACTTTCATCTACAGCTTGTTTATCTTCTGTTTTCTTTTTACCTACAGATTCTGATTCTCCAAAGCCTTTTGCGCGTAAAGCAGCATTAATTCTTTCATTTAATTCTGCTGCATGTACGGCATTATCAATCGCTTGTTGATCTGCTTTCTTTTGCTCACGCGCTTTTGCCATTTTTTGGAAAGGTGAACCGATAATATTACTAGCAACTTTACCTAATCCACTACCAGCAGCACTTACAAGTTTATCTAAGCCGATTAAATTACCAAAACCACCAGTTAAAGCAGCAGTAAGACTTTTTGAAATAACACCTGATTGAGCATTTGCTACTGCAGAAACACCTCTTCCCATTGCAGCAACTGGTCCATACTTTCCAGCCTCTTCTCTATCACGCTTTAATTCTGCTTCTGCTTCTTTTTCTAATCTTTTAGCTCTTTCTTCATCTTGCTGCTTTGCTAATTCTTTACTTCTTTCTAATGTAAATGCAGCTTGTTGTAAACGAATAGATTGTAATTGAGCATCTCTAGCCGCTTTTTCTTTTGCACTAGCTAATTGTAAGCTTGCTTTTTCTTGTTTTAAAGTATCTATATTTGCAGATCCATTACTAGAGGAAGTAACAGGTAAACTTTTTTGTTCTTCTGAGGCTTTTATAAGGCGATTTATTCCACTACTATTGCTTTCTGTAGCTGCAACAGTATCCATAGTATTTTGATTAATAGAGAGTAATTGTTCTTTAATCTCTTTTAATAGAGTATTCGTTTCATTATTTGAATTTTTAGCTGAAGGAAGACCACTATCATTTGTAATAGATTGTTCCAAATCGCCTTTTTTCTTAACCATTTATAAAGCCTATGAAAATTTATATAAAAATACTTATATATTAGAACCTGATTAACGCAAAAATGGTGTACCTTATCCAAATACACCATTAGCTTCATTTTGTTGTTGTTCAAGTTCAATGAGATGCTGATTATGCCTATTATAAAGCCATTCTAATTCATCCCAAGGGATATTTTGAATATCTGTAAATGTAAGTTTTAAATGATATATTAGCCACCATTCTCTTTCTAGTACATCATTTAAATTAAATTGCGGAAAAAAAGTCCTCCAGCGATAATGTAAATTCTCTGGATTCCTCCTTTCCACAAGTAGGGCATTTAATCAGCATTTCTTCTTTAACACCCCATACATTATCTACAAACCATTTTTCAACTTCAACAATATCTTCGGCTGTAATCATACCCTTATCAGCTAAATCATACATTTCATCAAGTGTACGACCATTAGAAATTAAGCATAAATCTAAAAGCAATAAACGCATTTGAGCATCATCTTCTTTTACACCTAATTTCTTGCACATTTTATCAATTTCAATATCATCACCTAAAATTTTATTACGAATCTTAGTCTCACCGAAATTTGTTAATGTAATTTTATCAGTACGCTTTGGATTATCATCTGGCGTATTAATAACTAAATTACCCATATCAAGCTTTTGTTCAATTTCTTGTGTACAAGGCATACCATCTTCTTTAGTACCAAGACATTTAAAAGTAAGTTTAATTGGATATTTAGCATAAGTAGTAAAACGAATACGATATAATAAATATTGAATATCAAACCAATATAAATCTTCTAATTTGACATCCTCTTTATTAAAAATTACCAACTTACGAATAAAGTCAATATAATCTTTATTCGTTTTTTGTTGTTTTTGACCTAAAGAAATAATATACTTCTGTTCAATTGGTGTAATCTTACGAATTGATACACTAAAGTCTTTATCGTATAAAATCTTACCAGGTAAATCTACAGCATAAGTCTCTTGCGACATATTTCTCTCCTTTTATAAAAGTATTATAGAAATTAATAGGTTTCGTTTAATTTATAAGTAGAAGGTGCATCTGATAATGAAGAAATTGCACGATCTGCTATTGTTAAAGGTGCGCTTACTAATTCCTCTATTATAGAACTCTTCATTAAATTCATATCGAAAAGTATTTTATCCATTTTAAAACTTTGCGTAAGGCGTAAGCGCTGAGGTGAACCAGAATACTTTAAACCATACTCTTTTTGCTTAGTAGGAAAACAACCAACTAATGTATAATGCGCAGCTAAAGGCATTCCAGCTCCTACATTACCTGGACCATAAAAATAAACTTCGATATTCTTTTTATATTCATTTGCCTGATTATAATATTCGCCATCTTCATTAAATACTAAATGTTTCCAGGTCTCTAAATAATATTGCGTTAACATACCATTACTACAATACATAGTAATTTTTACTTCTGGATAATTTTGAATATCTTTAGGAACATTTAACCAACCAGTACGAACACGTCTAGCATCTGATCCAAATGATAATGTACCAAATGTAATTTCTTCTACAATTGGAGTATAATCTTTGCCAGCTAATTCAGATAAAACATTACCGAGATCTAGACCGAATAAATTTGTCTTTGTACTTTCTTCTGTACTACCAATTTTTAAAGTAGGCATAACAACTTCAAAAGAGCTTTCCAGTTGTGGATCTGATAAAGAATCTAATGTTAACTGTGATTGTAGGCGAAGAGTCATGCTTTTGTTCCTATCCAGCTTAATAATGAATAACTATTTTCAGCAAAGTAATCATAATTAAAAGAAATATCGACATCAATTGGTTGTGAGCTTGAAGGATTAATTGTATTTACTTGATATCCACTTGGCCATACACCTTTTAATACAATTGTTCTATTTGTTTTATTACCGTTAATAGTCTTTCCTAAAATAATACTTGCAGTAGTTGTATATAATGAACTTGGTAATCTTGTTCCTAAAATATTACTATGAATCAAATCACACCAAGCTTGTATTAAATTTAAAACACTACCTTGATAATCTTCTGTAACTTTTACTTTCCATGTATTTGATTTATTCTGTACAGTTGCATATTTTCTTCTATGATGACCTAAAAATATATCTGTAGATTCAATCTTAGTCCCAGGATAACTAAAACTTGTACATCTTAAGTGTAATTCTTTTGTAGAAGCTATAGCAGTATTACCAGACATAAAACCAACTAACTTTTGTGTTGTTTTAGCCAATAATACAGCTGGCAATTCAGGAATTACAAATTCTACTTCAAATTGCTTTGCTGGATCTTTTAAACCACGAATATCATTTAAAGGTTGTAACATTATTTATCACTGTATTAAATAAATATGGAAATTAATACTAAAAATACTTATAAATTAGAACTAAAATAAAAGATCAATAATTACTTGCCTAGCATTTCTTTCCAGCATGCTCTGCATAAGCTTTTATATGTTACTTTATCTTTCTCAACCACTATTCCGCTTTGATCTTCTGCTAATTCATTATTAATAAAACGAACATGATGAGTAGCTGGCTTACCACATTTGCACTTTAATGGCATTTCAACACATCTATCTGCTATTGCTAATAATTTTGCACTCGCTTTAAATAATTCACCAGCAGAATCAGTCTTTAAACCATAACAATATACATTCTTATTATATTTATCAACT